CGCTTTCGCCGGTAATCGAAAGAATATTGCCGCTAATAGCTGAAATCCTGCCCCAGTAATCGTTTGCTAGTCCGTCTTTAACGCGGATAATATCGCCAACCTTGAACTGGTCAGCGTTTTCTGTTTCTATCGCCGTTTCGTTTTCGCTCAAATATGGCTCGAAAAGCGGCGGGTTGTCGATTGCTTCCGCAACTTCATCAAAGTAGCCATTTTCAAGAGTTTCAAATGCCGCAAAGGTCATGCTTGGTATTGCCGGAGTTGCGGTAGTTAAGTCTAGCAAATCCATCAACTGAGCCCAACAAGCCGTTAAATAAGCGTCTTTTGTTGCATCGTCGTAATCAGCTTCTAAAATTGCACAAGTGAACTGATTAAAGCCCATTGCAACGCCTAATTCGTTGTAATAGGCTAACTCTGCCGCGTAATATTCGTCATAATCGGCAAATGTCGGCGCAACATAGGTATAACTCGTGCCTAATAATTCATTTAATTTATCCCAACATTCTTCGAGATACTCGTCGGCGGCAGCATTGAGAAAATCTTCATAATCGTAATTTGTTACAATTCCGGCGGGTCTGATGAGTGTTTTGCCACCTACTACGCTTATTTCGTCTTTTTCAAAAACAACCGTTTTTACTGCACCACGAGCGCGAATGTTATTAAATTCAGCGTCGCCGGTTTGATTTATTCGCCAACCATTATTACCTGAAACAAAATCAAGAGTCTGCAATAATCCAGCAGAATCAAGGCGTATGTTGTTAGATTGCAAATAAGTCGGGAATATCTCCCACCCGCCAATATTCCCGGCAGCAGCAGTTAAAAGGCCGTAAAATTCAGGGTCGCCGGTGACTGGTATAAAAACTTTGCGCGTGCCATCTTCCCACATTTCAATACCGGCAGCAGTGAATTTAACGCCATCTACGGTATCGCCAACATCTTGCGCCGTTCTAAAATCCTTTGCAACAATCTGATTTGCGGTAATATCGTTAGATTGTATTTGCAGAGGAAAAACAGGCGAACTGTAATCTGACCAATCAGATGCAACGCCGTTTGTATCGTATGCACGAGCTGAGTATTCGTATGCCTCACCAAAAACCAAATCGTCATAAGCTTCGTCAAAATATATTCTGGTTGTTAATCTTGTATTGATCGTTGTTGCAACACCAGTGCTATAAACGCGCCGTCTAAGCTCCCAGTGAGAAAAGCCGCGCTTTAATTCGCCTGCAATATCAACCTGAATGCCGATTGGAATGCTGATTGTCGTTACAGTTGGCACGTTTTGAGTTTCGCCAGTAGACGTTGTTGATGTGGCGTTTATCGACCAATTATCATTAGTATCACGTGCTTTTATGCGAAAAGTCAGCGTTGCTGTGGTCTGGTCTTCGTATTTGTATGTTGTGCCAGCGGTTCTGCCTACAAAGTCAGCATCATCCCATCCGTTGCCGCCCATGCGTATTTCGTAGTAATTTATATCAATGTCTGATACCGGAGTCCAATTCATCAGCACGCCGTATTTTTCTATAATCGCGCTGAATCCGGTAACATCTTCGGGCGGCTTATTTTTGCCGCTGATTACTTTGCTTGCATACGTTGTCCACGCGCTTCTGAATAGGCCGGTTGTGTCTTGCGCTCTTACGCGAAAATTATACGTGCCGGGCACGATATTGATAATATCAATGCCAGTGAAATTAGTTAAGTTAGGCTCAGTTGCCCGCCAATCTTCGCCGTCAAGCTGATATTGAACCTCAAACAAGTCAGCGCGCGGGTCGTTTGGCCGCGTCCAAGACAGATTAACGCAAGCGATAATTGCAGAGCCGGTCTGCTTGAGAAATTCTGAGTGCAAAACGCCGGTCGGCGCGGGCATTTCGCCGGTTGGCATTGCTGAAAATTGCGCTTCTTCAAAGTTTAATCCGGTTTCAATGCTGTCGTATTTTGTCGGGCTATAAAGCATTGCAGAAACTTGATAAATGTTTGGCTCTGGTTCTGTAACGCTGAATACACGCCATAGACGCGGTTCAACGGTTTCTTTTTTGAGTAGCCATGTTGCACCTGCAAGCGGAATTGTAGTTAAAGAGGCGCTTGCAACTGTAATTGTGCTGCCGGTTGTGTTTGTAACCACCGAAACATCGAGAGCAAGCGAAGAACCATCAGGCAAAGTGAGTTGTAGCTCAGAATCATCGCCGCCGATGCGGGTTACTGCACGATCTAATGTGATAGTATGCGTTGTATCTTCATTATCGACAACCGACACAATGCGCCCGAAGTTCTGCTCAGCGCTGTAATTCGGGTCAGCAATAGCGACAACATCGCCCGGCCTGACTGCTTTACCTTGCGTCATAAAATGATCGAATGACGCTTTATAAGTCACGGTGTCGGGCGCGTCGTTATCGCTTGTTATCTGCCATTTACCCCACCGCCGCGCTAATCCGCGTGAAGTGCAGCCAATAGCGTTAATATCAATCGGGCGATAACCATATTTCCTGATTGCTTCTTCGTCTTCGTAAATTTCAACATTGAGTTTATAACCGTCATCGGGATTATTCCAAGACACGCGGGCAACTGAATGACGCGATTTTCTACTTGCACCCTGATACGTAAATTCGCCGTCGATAACATTTGCAGGGCCGACGTTAATCAGCGTGTCAGTCGGCATGTCAGCGGTTGCTGTGATTGCGCCGTTAGACCAATAAATCATGCCTCTGAAAGCAGAGGCAATAGCGGTTAAAAGCTCGTAAGCCTCTTGCTGCGAGTTGATAACCGTTGAGCATGTGTAACGCGGCTCCTGCTCACCGTTTGGAGCGTCTACAAGCTCATCGCAGTATTGAGCAATCGTGTATAAGCCCCATTTGTCTACTTGTGCGGCGGGTATGCTGTTGCCAAGCCCCCATCGCTTATTTGTAAGTAATGCGTAAAAAATCCAAGCAGGGTTATCTGTCCAATCGGTTTTAAATGTGCCATCCCAAACGCCTGTATAGGTTCTGGCGTATGGGTCATAATTTGATGGTATCTCGATTTCCAAGCCCATGACGTCATAGGCACGGTTAGGCACTTGCCCGCCGAAGCTTTCAGCATCAAAAGCAATCTGAAAACCGGCTACATTAGGCCATGAAAAGCGATTATTGATTATTTCCGTGTAAGACAGCCAATACAAATCATCCTGATAATTTGAATCGGTGTTATCTGCTGATGTTCTTACAACTTTAATATCCCACGGAGCGCCACCATCAGGCAGTTGAACCATGTAACTTGCATCATAAGGCGATACCGTCTTGCCTTCGATAATTATGCCGTTGCCAAAAAGATACTGAGTTTTGCTCAGCGTTGAAGACGTGCCAAACAGTTCGACCTGATAAATACCGGGAGTTAAGCCTGTTACCGCTCTGGTATAGGTTTTAGTTAAATTCCACCACGGACTTTGATAGCCGACGTTATCAAATGAAGGCGAATTCGGAGGCACTTTTACGCCACCGAAAACAATCCAATCGCCCCATGTCTCGCCTGTTTTTTTGCGGTATTTAAATTCAATATCAATACCTGATGATGATGAGCTTGGCGGTATTGTAGCCGTTGCCATCAAACCGGTTGCGCCGTCTTCTGTTTCGTCAGTCGGATTTGTAAGATCAAACCAAGTCGAACCAGAAAAAGCAGGCTGAAAGCTGCCGCCGTCAGGTTTTACATAGATTTGAAATGCAATTTTACCGCCGGTTATATCGCCCGTGTCGGTGTTTGTAATAGCAAGCGCCGGAATACGCATGGTAACTCGAACAGCATCAAGGCTTGCATCAGTTATAGTGCGTGTGACTGAACCATCGCCACTTTCAGAGCCTTCGGGGTTATCTTTGGTAACTTTTATGCCGACATCGACTGTATTCTCTGATGCGGGAAAGTCAGCCGGATTAAGCCTAGATACGACACCTTCGATCTCGGCAACCGGCAATTCAATCACATCTCGAAATTCGCTGAAATTATTAAAATTATAAGTGCCGTCGGGGTTCTGAATGGGCGTTTCATTCAGAAAAATACTCTGAGCGCCATTAACAAGCCCTTTAATCGGGCCTTCAGAGATAATATCTACAATTTTATATCGCGCCCGTGATTGTAAAGTATTTTTTTCTTCGGTCGGCACTTTAATTACTCCTTAACCGTAAATGCGTGTCGTATCCATGCCCTGAGCGACAACCTGAGAGCCTACGCGCAAACGCCCAAATACCAGCGGTATGCAGTTGCCTTGTTCGGTAGTGTTTACCGCGCCGGTGAAAACATATGAGGGTCGGCGGTCGGCGGGTTCCATGCTCGACATTGAGTATTGAGGTGTTTTTGCATTCATTTTTGCAAGCCCGCCAAGCGCAAGAATACCACCCATGATTGCAAGTTTTGTTGTGGTTGAGCCAAGAGCGCCAGCCAAGCCGACGCCGACGCCCGTAAATGCCAGGCCTATTAAAACAATTCCTGTTATAAACTGACCAAGCCCTTTTTTGCCGCCAGAGCCAGCAACAACAGGGATAAAGTGCAACTCATCGCTTGCAATTTTTACGCTGATTGTTTGCTCATCAAGAATCCAGCCGGAATGCAAAGCGCCTTTGATTACGCTGTATGTGTGCTTTTGAAATTCTTCTTTAAAGTCTTTGATTACACAGCAAAGCGCTTTAACAGCCTCTATCGGCGTTTCAACGTCTAGCGAGTATTTTTCACCAAACTTCTGTTTTAAAATACCGTGGAGATAAATTTGTTTTAATGCCATATTAAATCACCTTTGGCGGCATCGGAGGAGCGCCGTTAGATTTAAATTCCTTGTGTCTCAAACAAATATTCAAGTGCCTGAACCACTTAGACAAAGGATCTCGGCGAGATAGAGATTTAACAGTGTGATGAATTATTTCGCGGTCATTTAAAATAACAGCGCCATGATTTACAATGCCACGGCCAAGAACGCAGCCAAGAATTACATCGCCGGGCATTAGCTTTTCAGGCGTAATCAACTCAAAGCCCGCGTAAGAAAAACCTTTCATGTATTTATTTTCGCCCCTATCCCAAAATGCCTCATCGCGCGGAAATTCAGGCAGGTCTATATTATACCATAATTTGTATGAATCACGAATAATACTATAGCAATCCATTGTTCCAGAGCGGTATTCGCGGCCAATTAAAGGCGGTATAATATCACTGCCCCAAAAGAAACAATCCGATATTTCGTTTTTACTTTTCAGTGACACAATGCCCCACGGAAAAGCCGTTGTAATTTGCACTTCCATATCTGTTGCAGTTGGACATCTTAAATCATTCGGGTGGCTATGAAAAATTGCAATAACATCATTTTCATTTGCGGCAATTTGTTCATATTCTCGCATGGTAAAATCTTCTTCGGGATTTTCTGCAACATTTTTACACGCAATATAACCGCATGAGCGCGTGAAAATACCGCAAGATTCCTTTGGGAATTCGTGCTTGGCGTGATTAAATGCTTTGATTAAATCTGCTTGCTTTATTTCTTTTGGTTGCCGCTCGTAGAACATTAAAAAGCCTTTCTATTATCGTCTGAAAGCTGTAATTCCCGGAAAAGCAAGAAAAGGTAAAATTGCAGTATCGCCAAAGCGCCTTTTACACTCGCTTAAACGCTTGCCGCATTTATCCTTGTCTATTGTAACAGTATTTCCATCAACATCAAAATAATCAGTTCCATCGTAAGGGCAACCACCATCAATAGGCGCAACATAATCAAATCCTACGGGGCTTAAATCAGCATTATATCGACGATATTCGAGCTGACAAATATCTTTTAAAAATATTCTTTTTGGTAATAACGCGCCCTCTTGGTCTAATGTGCTTGATAAAGACCACTCAACAATATTTTTGTTAAATGCAGTTTTTTGCTCGAAGTAATAAACCTCGTCGGGAAAGCGCTCATCAGGATTTGCATCAGGCTGACCATCAAGGAATCGTGAAAATGTTTTTATGCGCGTGATTTTACCGCCGATTAAATCTCCATAAGCAAGCATCGCGGCTTTTATACCATCGGTCGGAAAAAGGCGTATTGTCGGGGTTGGTATTGCGCCTCTGCCGTTCCACTCAAAGCCCTCGGCCTCAATCGCCATCGGCGTATAAATATCTCCGTCGAAAGTGATTGCATTATCTGCAAAAGCAGAATTAGCCCATCTTGTAACGCCGCCACCAAGCGCCGTTAAATCGACCACATACAATTCAACTAATTTACCGGGTGAAAATTCTTGCGATACAGATTCAATGGTGTTTGTCATAGATCGTAAACCTTTTTAAACGTGGCAGAAAGCCCTTTTAATGCGCCTTCTTCCCATATTTCGCCGTATTGTTCACATGTAAACTTTGTTGCTGCAACATCGCCGGGCACTGTGTAATAAAACGCTTCATGCCCGCCGCGTGCATCAAGAAAAGTTTTCATGGTGTTTATGTCAGTCACAGTTACTTTTGTCCATGAGAAATTATAATCAGATTCCTTTGGGTTGATACCATCGGCAGCTCTTTGCGCGTAAGAGTCACCAAAACCGGCCTTTAAAATCCTGAATTTATGATTGCCGCTTGAACTTACATCGGGCGCACTTGGCGGTGAAAAAGTTTCTAGGCTCATCTTAAAGCACCTCCGGGCCTGCGTTCTCTAAGCAGAACGGTCATTATGGTATCGTCGATTGCTTTTCTTACAGCAGCACTAACCTTATTTGCGGCGTCCTGATTCTGCTCTTGTGAGCCGCCTTCAACGGTAATATTGATTTGTGGCGCGATAACCATAGAACCGCCAGAGCCGACGGCTTTAACGCCAAGATCACCGCTACTTGTGCGTGTTAATGGCATAATTGCTTCCGGGCCTGCTTCGCCCATTAAGCCGGTTTTTTTGTTAGCCATTGGGAAAAGCGACGGAGAAGAAACAACGCCACCGCTTGCAAATGCAGTAACGCCGCCAGCCTGAAATGCTGCGCCCTTTGCAAACATGCCGCCGAATAGACCACCAAGCAGGCTATCAAGAGCTTTGTTTACAATCATATTCTGCACGCGGTTAGCGAGGTTGCTGAGAGCATCGCCGAGGTTTTTGCTGTTCATGATTGCATCTTTGAATGCGTAAGTCATTGATTGCGCCCATTGTTTATGAGCTTCTTCGGCTTTTTGAGTCTGCTCAAGTTCTTTCTTGCGAGCTTCTTCAAGCTTTTTAACGCCTTCGGCAGCTTCTTTTTGCGCTCTAATTTGTTCTTCTATCTGAGCATATTCAGCAGAGCCAACCTTCAAGCCATACTCACGAGTAGCGTTGTAAAGCTGCATCTGAGTATCAATTTCGGCGATATTGGTGCCGTATTGCTGTGTAAGTTCAAGGCGCTTCTGTTCTGTTTCAGCTTGTTTTTCAAGACCCTTGATATGCTTTTGTATCGCGGCTTCCTGATCTTGGAAAGACTTAATAGCCTCAAATGTCTGCTTTTTCATGGTTTCGTATTGATAAGAATAAAGCGTTGCTATTCTTTCTTGCTGCAATACGGCTTTTTCAGCAGTTTCGCTTGTCATTCCCATTGGAGAAATTGCAGGTGCAGCGCTCGGTGCCTCGGACGATAAACCGGGAATATAACCAGAAAGAAAATCAACTACATCTTGTTTTTTGATAGATAGAATACCATCCACAAAGGATTTTGCAATCTGGCGTCCATCCTTAAAGGCTTTTGTGCCATACATCTTAGATTTTTGTTCTAACGATGCAATTTCTTTATCAATGCTCAAGATTTCGATTTTTCTTGCATTCAATTCAGCAGTAATCGGGTCGTAAAAACCACCTGTCATAGCTGCCGTGCCGGGGTCAGTAAATTCGCCTGTTTTTTGTGCAAGAGAACCGGCAAGCTGTTCACGTTGTGATCTTTGTCTGCTTCTCTCGGTAAGTTGCTTATCAATGTCTGAAATAGAACCAGCAGCCAATAAAGCAGCTCTACGTGTTTTAAGCATATCAATAACCATGCTTGCGGCAGTCTTTGAGCTTTGATTAGCCATGTCTTTTAATGCGGTGGTCTGATTGTGCGTAATTTTTTCAAGATCGCTTGTTTCCGATTTTAAATCTTTAATATGCAGAATCAGTGCGGCAATAGCAGTGCCAGCAATTACATACGGGTTAGCGCTCATCGCCAAAGTCAGAAGACGCATAGCCTTGCCAGCCAAAAACAGCCATTCAGCAAGTTTCAGCGCCATCAGCGCAATAACTGCATTTTTGAGTATATTTAATGCGTCAGTCAGCATTTGCGCCTGTTCTCGGTTTTTGATTATCCCGCTGAGAGTTTGATTAAGTGAATCAACCCACCGAGTAGCTTGCTGAATATAACCTCTAACAGCGCCGGTTAAGCCTGCATCTCCGATTACAAGTGCAAGCTCTGCTATTGCGCTTTTGAGCAATTCAACGTCGTTTTTGAGAGTATCGCGCATAATGTCAGCCATGCGCTTAGCTGCACCGGCTGAGTTATTGGTAACATTCAGAAGCTTTTCGAGGTCTGGCACTGCGCCAGTTAATGCAAGCATAGCAGTTGCGCCGCGTTGCCCGAAGATCGTAAACGCGCTTTCTGCGTCTAGTCCAGCATCAGCAAGCCGACGAATAACAACATCAAGTTTATTTGTTTGCGGGTTAATTTCGTCCAGCGACAAACCAAGATCTTTTATCGCTTTTTGAGCTGCTTTCGATGGATTCAATAATGCAGAAAGAGACGTTTTTAAACCAGTGCCCGCCATTGAACCTTGAATACCCTGATTGGCAAGCACGCCGACAGCAGCGGCGGTATCTTCCATGCTGATACCCAAAGAACGCGCAATCGGGCCGACATACTTCATTGCCTGCCCCATGCCGGAAACGTCAGTATTAGCGCTTGAAGCGATTGCAGCAAGAACATCGGCAGATCGTCCGGCTTCATCGGCAGCAAGACCAAAACCCGACATAATGTTAGAGGTAATATCGGCAGCCTGCCCCATGCTCAAAGACGCGGCGGCGGCAAGATCGAGGGTTGCAGGCAATGCGCTAATAATCTTGCTTGTTTCAAACCCTGCCATACCCAAGAATTTTACGCCTTCAGCAGCTTGAGCAGCCGAAAAAACCGTGGTAGCGCCGAGCTGTCTTGTGACAGCCTGTAGTTGCTGCATTTCAGATGCAGTAGCTTTGGTAACGGCTTGTGCTTCGGCAAGCGCGTATGTGTAGTCTGAAATAGTTCTAACAGCAAAATATGCGGCAGCGGTAGCGGCAAGCTTGAGATATAATTGAGCAGATTTTAATTGCTGATTAAACTTTTCAGTAGCTTTATCGGCTTTATTTGCGCCGCCTATTATTTTATCAGTAGCGTTGTTAAATTCATTAGCGCCCTGTTTCGCGCCGCTGGCATCAATGCCTACTCCAAGATATACTTCAGCCATATTTTATCTGCCTTTCTTCGGTGCCTTGCTTTTTAATTCTTCACGCTTGCGCTCAGCGTCTTTATAATCAAGCAATTCTTTGTTCAATTCAGAACAAAAATACAACAAAAAATCACGACACCAAGAATCTTTTATCCCGTAAAACTCGCAATAGGCTTTAACTTCTGAAACAGGAATACATTCTGAATAACCGCGTGAGCCTGATAAATCGCCGTATGCGTTCCAGAATGGTTCGCATATTTCCGGCAAGTCTGGCGCTTTTTCGATTCTTTCATGAAGTATTCCTGTTTCATCGGTTTTAGCTTCAAATATTTGCCACAGTTTAAAATAATTTAAGCGGTAGCGGTAGAACTCACGGGCTTTTTTGCAAGTTCTTCGTCCTCGGCATCTTTGAAGTTTTGCATATCATGAGCAGCGGCAAAGATTTCGTTGAAGAAATCGGGATATGCTTTTGCGTATTCAAGAAACTTTTCCTTGCTGAACTTAACCGGCTTGCCGTCTTCGGTAATGCCTTTCCAGTCGGTAACGATGTGACGCGAAAACAGGGTAATATTGATATTTACAAGCACATCGGTATCAATAGTGCCTGCGCTAATCTGTTTTGAGAACGGACGCAACATCTTGGCCTGATCGAAAGCAAAATCTTTGTTATTTGCGCCTGCGCGTTTCATCTTGATTTCAACGCCGCCGCCTATCGGAATAAATGTGCCTTCGGTTTCTTTTTCTTTGTTTGTTCCAAACAGTTTTTTAATATCCATGATTCTGGTTCTCCTTATTGATTTTGTTTTAAGCGGGAGCCGAAGCCCCCGCCGTGTTACAAATTACGCAACCGCTCTATCAATCTCAATAACGCCTTCAAGGGTTTCATCGTAAAGCGCCTGAAATGTGATGTTGAGCATTACATCTTCATCGTTGCCGGGGCTGAAGTGGTCAGCGTCCTGAATCTTAACAACCGGCAGAGCAATTGTATATTTTTCGCCAGTGGTTTTACCAAGAGTAATTGAAAGAGCGCCGCCAGTGCCAGCCAAAAACAAATCCATGATTGCTTTGCTCTCGAAATACAGCGAAGCTGTGCCGGTAACAACACATCGACCAGCTCTAACGCCAATAAGATCAACCGAACCAGCAACAGGCTTGGTGCCGAGATTGTTGCTAATAGTAAGCTGCATACTCATGAGATTCGGCACGGGCGATACAAAGAAATCATTGAGTGTGAAAGCGTTTGCGCCGTCGAGAATTTCGGTTGTGGTCGGGTCGGTAGTTGAACCGTTTTCAGAGGTGCCTATGGTGCCGTTTTTGCCGATAAACGTAAAGCCAACAGTGGTTTTTTCACCGGCAGCAACGTTGATTGTCATTGTATCGACAACCATGCCTTTGTAAAGCTCATAGATCGAGCTTGCGCCGTCAGATTGCTTTTTCTGGATATGAAAAGATTTTTGAGTTGTGCCGTTTACGATGTTATTAGCATTCCAAGCGCTGAAAAGGGCGCTTTCGATAAGAGCATCAAAAGTGCCATAGCTCAATTCACCATCAATGCCGCCGTCTGCGCTACCGCCGACTTGGATAAGATCGCTCACGTTGCGGTCGGGTCTTATTTCATCAGACACAACATTTTCGCGATTTACTTTCAGACTTTCGCCGGTAATGCGGATAGCCTGAAATTCCAAAGGTGATGGAGTTTCGCCCCATGAGGTTTCGGCAATTACGCCAATTTCGGTTTCGCTACTATTCATTTTGAAAAACTCCTGTTAATTAAAGTAGGCTATCGCGCTCAAAAGCGCAAAAAGCATTGATTTGATAAAATCCATCTTCAGTCATGCCCATTATAACACTAGAAGGCTCTTTAAACCTAATTCCAGCGTATGTTTTGTTACGAAAAATTGTGCAAAATTTATCGGCTAATTGTTTGGCGGGTAATTCGCCAAGTCCTGATTTGGTAAAGATTTTAACTGTTAAAATTCCAGTATGCCGAAAAACATTAGAACCGGGAGCGCCAATGCTGATTTGAAATACATCGCCATTGGTGATAAAAAATCTAACATGGTTTTTAGGCTCGCCGATGGCATCAAGCGGCACATCAAACGGTATTCCCGGCCAAGCAATCGGGGTAATCGCTTCAGGCGGGCTACCTTCAACCCATTCGGTTGCAAAAATTGTTGCTATTTGTGCGTATTCTTCGGCGTAGTTATTTGTCGCTGTCATACGTCTGCCGCCTCGCTGAGTTTAATATATTCGCTATACTTGGTTGCAAGCCATGTTTTCAGCTCTAAAATGCTTAGTCTTACCATGCCATCGGGTGCTTTGGTGTGCGAATGACCATCAAATTCGATTACTTCGACGTATGGCATTGCGTTGTTAATCCACACCACTTGCCCGATGTTGAGCTGATTCATGCCCGCGATTGCGGCTTTAAACTGCGAACGCTCGTTGCTGGTTAGTGCGTCGCCGCCGTAGGTTGTTTCAAAGTCGCTTGCATCGGTCTTGCCGTTTGCCGGCGTTCGGTCTTGATCTTCAACGCTAATTGTCCAAGAGCCGCGCAAAATGCCCTCATCAACCGGCGTTTTTTGCATAATGCGCTTGTAAAGCTCAAGAGCAATCCATTTTTGAAACGTAACAAAAGTTTTCGGCATAAACTTCTTTTTATGCTCAACCAACTCGGCTCGAAAGCCATTTAACGTTTTGCCAATTCTCGACATTGTTTACCTGCAATGGCAAACAAAAGTAGCGCCAGATGGGTCTTTCGTAACATCAGAAACGATCTGGTATCTCTTTGTTTCGCTTTCGCCTTTTATGTAATCGCCCATTTCAGGTATAATGTTTAAACCTTCGGCAAGAATCAATATCTTTCGATCTTCGCTTTTAACGCGCTCGCCGTCGATTTCCATATATTTAAACTTAGTTACAATGGCTTTGCAAGTATATTCTTCATCAACACTAACAGGCGGTTCCCACGGATTAGTAGCGGGTATTGTCGTTTTCCTGATTATCTGAAAATCAAGAAAAATGCCCTGCATGGCGTTACCGATGATTTTTTTGATACCACCATCTAACAAGCCCATAATTAGCCGCCTAACTCAATATCGTAAGATGCAAGACCATCAGCACTTGCACCGGCAATCAAATCAGCAAGTAAACCATCAATAGCCGTAAATGCAGTTGTAGCACTTGCACCTTCTGCATATTCGACTTCAACGACGTCTGCCTTAACGCGCTTAATCTTACCACCACGGTCGAGATCGGGAGTCATGCTGTTTGGTGTCGCAAGTTCTCGCAATGCGGCTTCACAGACAGCCTTTTTTAGCGCTGTCGGGATTAAATCGTCATCTAACTCAACGTCATTTATCCAAACATCTTGGCGCGGCCACTCTAATTCTTGCGTGCCATACTCGGTTTGAGTGCCTTCCCATTGCGTTTTGTAGAGAGAATCAATCGCCTGAGTTGCGCGAATAATTGCATATTGTTTTTCGGTTGCGTCACCTGCTGCCCATGCGGAATTGCCGCGCAATGAATGGTAGTTTTCGGCATAATCGTATGTAACATAAGAGTTAGCATCTTTAACGATAGAGCCATCTTCAACAATCAAAATATCAGGCGATACAGGCATTATTACACTCCCTTAAAGCAAGTAGGGGGCTGACATTGCTGCCAGCCCCCTGCAATTATTCTTGAGAATCGAGGCTGATCTTTCTATTTCGCTTTGGGTATGTTTTTTCCGGTTCTGCCGAGGCTTCTTCGGGCTTATCTTCTGCCGGAGCTTCTGGCATAAGAGCAGCAAGGGCGCTAACCGTTGCATCGACAGATATGGGATTCTTCGACCATTTGCTATTCGGTAGTGCAAGAGCCGATTCAGCATCAATCGCGGGGAAAAGCTTCTTTGCGCCGGTAGCTTTGTTGAACAGAGTTACAAACGCAGAATACCTTTTACCGCTCTTTTCAGCCGTCTCGATTTTGTTTTTAAGATCATCAACGACTTTCATGAGTTACCCCCGATTAGTTCTGTGGAACAAGATGACAGGTGTAGTTGAGCGAAGTATCTGGCGATACATCGGTAATAGTTGCGTAGCAGCGAACATAGGGCTTGTTAACGCCATTAACAACGGTATTGAATGGCAGTTCATAGGTGCCTACGCCTACGTCAGTATCACCAACAAGCTGACTAGCGTCACCAAGCTCAAGAATGGCAACATTGTAGATGTCAGCGGCGAAGTTATCGTCAGATACCTGAATGTTGATAACCTGCTTTTCGCCAGCGCCAGTGCCGGCAGCGATTACGTTGATAATAGCCTTTGCATCGGTGCGAGCATCGCCAAGGTCAATAGTTTTTGCTTCGCCGCCAACGGTTCCGGCTGCCGATGCTGTAATAGCGCCTGCATCTTTCAATACACGCAGTTCGTCATAGGTGCCAAGATGAATATTTCTGGACATTTAAAATACTCCTTTAAAATGTTTGAATGGCGGGGTTTATCACCCCGCCCGATGTGGTTAGGCTACTACAGCGCCGTCGATAATATCCATAAGTCTTGCAGCACAGCGGCCATGCTTGAGACAAATGCTGATATACCATTCAACGCGGGTTCTGTAAACAGGCTTGCTGTCGATTTCGCCGAGGTCGCGGACTTCCATATCTGCATTCTGAATGGCGGTAAAACCTTCTTCACCAACAGACACAACATAAATGCTAGTGCAGTCGGTATCGGCAGAGTCAGACGAGGTTTCGGTGAACGGCAGAACAAGATCGCGGCCTGAAGCGTCTTCAAGCGGGATAATCGGCAGATCGCCATACATCATGACGCGCTTGCCGAATTCGTTCGGTGCCCACTGAATATTGCCGCCAACAGAAGTATTCTTAGCGGCCTGAGAAAGGCGGCGATGCAGGGTTTTGTTTACAAAAATGTGAGTCGGATTGTAAACAGCGTCGATTGCTTCATCAAGCTTGGCAAGGCTGAGAACTTCGCCGCCAGCGGGAGATGCAGCACGCTTGTTGCTGATAACCTGATCGCCGGTAAGTCTGCGCTGAAGTCCATCTGGTTCTTTCGGGTTAGTAGAGGCGTCACCCTTGAAAACTACGCGCTGAAAATCGTTAGCAACAGCCTTAATCTTCATGTTTTCCTGAAGTGATCGAGCTTCTTCGCCTTCGGTCTTAACGATAAAAACGTCTACATCAAGATCGCCGCCAGAAATGTGAAGGGGTTCAACTTGAGGATTGATAACGCCGGTAGATTCGTCGAATGAACCGTTTACGCCGCGAAAAGCAACGCCGGGAAGTTCGCCTTCCTGATTGTATTTGTATGCAGAACCATTGATGGTCTTAAAAGGCAGAATCTGCATAATGCGGTTAGACATTGCAAACATCTCAATGATGTTAGCTTCTACGTGCTGACCATTTGAACGATGGATTTTTGCACTTTCAATAAGAGTAAGAGCCATTTTAAATTTCTCCTGTTATTTGTTGTCACATGACAACTAACGGGTTTCCACCTTAGATTAGCTGCCGCTTCCGTAAAAATTTCTGTTTGTCTACAGGGCTTACGTTCGGGTCATTCAAGTATGCTTCGTCGGCATTGGAAAGACCTTTGCCGTTACGCTGCATACCGCCGCCCGGTGCGCCAGAGCTTTTAAGAATATTATCACGGTCAGGGTCACGTCGCACAAGCAATTCGATAGCTTCTTCAAAACTAGCTACCGCGCCAATCTTGTTTTCACTCAGCATCGGGTTGCCTTCATCATCGACCGCGTAAGCCTTCCGGGTTTCCGGGTCGATTCTGAAACGATTAGCAAACAATGCCTTCAGTGCTCTAACTGGCATTTCAACGCTTTTCTTTACGAATTCGCTCTGATTAAACATTGTATCAAGAATGCTATTGTTGATTTCTTCGTTCAGTCGGCGTTCTTTCTGTTCGGCGGTTTCGCGAAGCTGGTTATACTTCTGTTCCCACTCTTTTATTTTCTTCTCAGATGTGGCTGACAGCTCGTTTTTCAGCTTTTCAATCTCGCCGTTTTTAATTGCTTCGTGCTCTTTGAACTTTTCAGCGATTTCTGCATGTTTCTTGACAACTTCGGGGTCAAGACCCTCGAACGGCTTATACTTCGCGCTCAATTCTTCTACCTGCAAACGTCGCTTTTTGTTCTCTTCGTTCAGCGTGTGATATTTGTTCCAAGCTTCGTTAGCGTCGAATGACATTTCCTTGCCTTCGTCATCAATGTAAACCGGCTTGTTATCGTTCAATACCACTCTGCCCTGATCATCCATCTTCAGTTTAAAAGCCATGACTTTCCAGTCTCCTGTTTTTGATCTTTCCAGATCGTAAATTTTTGCGGTAAAGTTGCCACATTCCTGTGGTATTTTTACCACTACATTCTTTTTATTCTTTTTTTGCCTGTTGTGTCAAGTAAAAATCTTTATTAGTTCAGATTTGAGCAAGTTTTTTATTTTGCTTGCAAATATAATTAGATTGTGTTATTCTTGAGTTAAGATTTACAGAAAAGAGGTTTTATGGAACAAATCACAAATAGGCGCGGGAAATCAATCGCTGCAAGCTCACCACTTCAATCGAAGCCGCTCGAAGTGGTGAGCGCGTTCTGATTGGCAGCAAAGATCTCTGGCAGAGAATTATTTTTGCAATGCGGGGGCAGGAGTTGCAAAAAGATGAGGATGGTAGTATTCTATTTCCGAGTGGCGGCAAACTGGTAAAATATTTTAAGGGGTGAATCAGTGAACTTCAAATCATACGAAAAAGCCGCATGGAGCACTTTTAAGCTCGACCATTCGCCGATGAAGATACCATATCTTGCACTAGGCATTGCAGGCGAAGCGGGAGAAATCGCAGACAAAATAAAAAAGCTAATCCGTGATTACGGTAATGGCGAAATGCCTGCAATTAGCAAAGAGCAAGCAGAATCAATTAAACTTGAGTTAGGCGATGTTCTTTGGTATGTTTCTTGTCTTTCCAAAGCGCTTGGCTTTTCACTTGCAGAAGTTGCCGATGCAAACATTGAAAAGCTTGCTTCGCGGCAGAATCGCGGGGTTATTGGTGGAAGTGGGGATAACAGATGACAACAACAGAAATGCCACAAGACGAAGCGATAAAGCTCATACGCGCAGAGTTTCAGAAGCAAGTTTTGATTCCATTGGTCGAAAGGCTTGTTAAAATGACGATTGAGAAAGAATTAAAAATCGGAGGTATGTTATATGACCGTTAAAGAGCTGATTGAGAAGTTGAAAGAGTTTGATGAAAATACACAAGTGGTTGTGGCGTGTCAAGAATCATACTTTAACGATAAAGACGTGTCTAGCGTTAAAAAAAGAGGTATTTTTCTGAATCAAAAAGAAGACGCAGAAAATATGGTGATAGTGCTTAATGACCAATTCAATTACGAGGCATTTAACGAATGACCGAACAAAAACACACAATCTTCGACATAATCCAAATGACAGCAGAACAAATCGAAAGATTAACCGGATTTTCTGCACAAGATATTAATAATATCAAAGCAGAGAAAGCGGCGCATGACGAATGGGAATCGAAAATGCCGTGGAGGGAAATAAAAGAATGACCGTTAAAGAGCTGATCGCAGAATTGCAGAAAATGCCGCAAGATGCTATCGTTTATACTGAAAACCCAGACTACGGCGGATATGACGCGCTGACCTTTATTTGTAAAGAATCAAACGGGGTTGAGTTTTGCTTTCAAGACTCGCTTGCAGATGAATTGAAAAAGAGAGAGAAAAATAATGGCTAAAATAATCATGTTCTCAGGCGGTATCGGCTCTGGCAAGGCGCATTGCATGAATCAGAAAATCATGGAGCTGAAAGAAACAGGCAATTCAATTTGTATGCTTTCTTTTGCAGACCCGATTAAAAAGCTGATTGAGAATTGCTTCGGTGTTAATAAAAACGGCGAAAGAATAAAGCAGGTTGCTTCAATCAGTATTGGTTTGCTTTCTGATGCTGTGTCAAGTCTTTTGTCAGCCGACATTGAATATTCACCCGATGAAAACACGGCGACTTTGTTCTACCACGCCAAAGATCAAACGCTATCAATCGACCCAAGAATTAGGAAAATAGGCGCAAGAACCCTAATGCAGATAACCGGCACCGAAATAGGCCAGCAGATCAAAAAAGAAGCGTGGCCTATGTTAGCGGTTGAGAAAATAAAAAAGATTGAAAGCGTTACGCCGATGGATTATTATATCATTGATGATTTGCGCTTTGTCTTTGAATATTTCTGTTTTCTGCGTGAGTTTCAGCATCAACACGTGATTATACCCTATTATGTTTTAGCATCAGAAGAAACAAGGGCAAAAAGGCGCGGGATTAGTGTTGAAGAACTTGCGGAACAAAGTCAGCATTTATCAGAGCGTGAATCGGCAGAGGTTTTATTGCCGTTTATGCGGCTTTATTTTCCCGGCAACATCATTCTGAATGATTAAAAGCCTGCAAGAGCTGGCTGAAAGGTGGTAGAGAATGACTACAAAAGAAATGTTGGCCTTTAAATACGTTGAAGATGTTGCAAAAAGTCATAAAGACGCGGCCGCTGCAAGCAAACGGGGCAGGATTGCGTTGAAATTGAAAAAGCGGTAAATACCATCAACCACGCATTAGAAACGCAGCAAGACGCTGATTTTGCTTTTTACGTGCTTGCGGCTCAGATTGAAGATTTTGAATACTGGAATAAAAGAAAGAGGTAAAACAAATGAACGAACTGATTATTACCGCGTCACCTATCGACATTACCGGCAACTTTGAAGAAATCAAGGCCGAACTAATCGAGAACCTGAAAACTTTCGAGATCGCCGTAACCGATGAGAACCTTGCAGAAGCAAAGCGCATGGCAACAGACCTGAATAAGCTTGCCAAGCAGATTGATGACGTGCGAAAAGCAAAGGCAACCGAATTCAAAGCGCCCGTAGTTGCTTTCGAGGCAAAAGTAAAAGAGCTGACGACCCTGATTCTTGAAGGCCGCGCTAAGATTATTGCGCAAACCGAAGTCTACGAAAACAAGGTAAGAGAGCTTTGTAAAAAGCTTCTCACCGAAGAATTAACACGCCTTTATGAAGCGCTTGCAGTGTCGCCCGAATATCGCACCGCAAATATCGACAAACTCGCAATATCAAGCAATCTGACCGGAAACATGAAGCTGACAAAAAAAGCCACCGATGCAGTGCTTGAAATGGTGCAGGCTGACAAAAACGTGCAAGATACCGTTAATTCGCGTATCGCAAATCTCGAAAACATCTGCAAGCGCGCCGGGCTTGAGCCTGCTATCAATCCCGATGCAATCATGGCTTTTGTGCGCGAACCGGAAGCGATTTACACCGACAAGCTGAATAAAATGATTGATACTGAAATCAGCAGGCAGAAGGCTATCGAAGCACGTATGAAGGCTGAATCAGAGCGCAAGGAAAAAGAAGCAGCAGAAGCCGCTGTAAAGGCGATTAAAGAGGCAGAACAGAAGGCAGAAAATGAGCGCCTGAAAGCTGAACATGAAGCCAGCGCTATTGCCCGCAAAATGCAGGAAGAATTAGAATGGGCAAAAAAAGAAAAAGAAGCAGCAGAAAAACGTGCCGCAGAAGCCGAAGAACAGCGCCGAAAACAGGCTATTGAGCTTGCACTTGCCGAAATGGAACGGGAAGAAAAGCCGGAACCAAAAGAAAAGCCACAACAGACGAAAGTTTTCTTTCTTACCGCGAAAATCAAGCTTTGCTGCGACGTAAGCGCGACCGCTGATGATGCAACTAACGCGCTGAAACAGATTATGTCTGAGAATTACGGTGAAGTTATCAGCGTTGATGTGATGGGGGCGTAATGTGGTTAGTGATAATTTATTTAATTATCTTGTGTTCTTGTCGGCCATAGCTGGCGCTATAGCGTGGATTATAAGTTAATGGAGTAAAAAGATGATTAGATTCATTTTAAAAACAATCGAAAAACGGCCCGCGTTTTGCACGGTCGATGTAAAAAACGGCGAGCCAAGGCTAATCAAACCCTAACACCAGCCCCGAAAGGGGCTTTTTCTTTGCCTGTTTGGTCGCCTTATCAATAAGGTGAGCAAATTTTGTTAATCATATTTTCACAGCAAACTGCGTTGTCTATCAAAATAAGCAAAATCTGATAGACAAAAGAAAAGCCCCGCATAAAGCGAGGCGTTCAACCCAGTTGAAAACTAAGTTGTTCTAGTCGGCTTTAAATCTCGATTCTGCATCTTCCTGATTGTCGCAAGGCTCAAATTTTGCAAAAAACTCTGTCAGTTCCCGCGTAAACATATCACCATTAGCGTTCTGATAAAGCGCCATGTGCCGTCCGTCCGTGGCGTTTGTAGCGTCGATAAGTTCAATGTTGAACTTTCGATATATCTTGCCTGTTTTTATGTGGCGGTAGTAGTCTGTCACCCGTTAAACTCCCTTCTAATCGCTTCCCACCATTCGCGGCACTCCATGCGCAGATTTTCTTTTGCTACTTCATCGAGCAAGCCGAAATCATGCCGATAAGACGTGCAGGCGCTATCAATTTGCGCGTTGCTAAGATCGCGCAATCGTCATCTTGTGTCTATTTTTGTAGCGTCTAAACGATTAACACAGTCCACATCAATAACCATTATTCATCTCCTTTTATTTCCGACACTTTATGCAGCGCCGCCGCCATAATACTCGCATTCATCAGCACCGTATCACAATAAAGCTCTGACTCAATCGCCCGGCGCAAATCTGAATTACTCATACTCAAGCCATTGTAAAACAACGCCACGCAAAGCGCATGGATTAAATAGCCTTGCCCCAAAGACCAACCACAAACGCTAGCGAGCACAAGCCCTATAATGTTGTTAATCCTTATATCGCGCTGATATTTTTTCTGTTTTTCGTTCATAAATCCACCTTTGTTCAATTTTCAGGCATGTTCACAAAATATGAACCAAGCAGTTTTTTAGTCCATCCGCTCTGAGAAAACACTTTGCCTGTGATCTGGCTATAATTATCAATCCACGCCTGCCGATAGTTGGCGTATTCGCTCCAATGATGACCATTAAAAAGATTAGGCACTTTATCAAGCGGGCAACCACAAAGAATTATTTCCTCATAGCCCTTTTCTAAGGCAATCTCAACGGCAAACAAGCCACTTGAGCCACTAGCCTTACCCTGAGAGCTGCCCCAAGCCCCGCGCAATTCATCAACGCCTAACATCGGCTTAAAATCGCGGGTAAATCCGATGGTTTTAAAATTCATGTCGTAACCGGCTTTTTTTCGCTCTGTAATCCACTCTGGAAACATAGTCGGATGCAGTGATACCCAGAGCTTTATCGGGTCGGGGAAATGATAACCGGCGAGATTGCAAGCGATAATATCAGCAGTATCGCGCAATTCAGCAAGGCTATCAAAATCAGACCAAACTGAACGAGCGCCGCCGAGCACAATAGCGCGTTTCTTGCGTGACTTGGGATTATCATAAGTGCCGAGTAGTTCAGCAGTCCAGCCGCCTTGAGAAACTACTTTTTCCTCAATGCGAAACAAATTATCAAGCCACGTCTGCCGGTAAACATTAAAATCTTTCCAATCTTTGCCGCGAAAAACGTTTTTATTGCCGTCCATTGGAACGCCACAAAGTATAATCTTTTCGTAACCATGCGCTAGTGCAACCTGACACGCAAAAAGACCGCTCGAACCGCTTGCTTTTGCTTGGCCGCGCCAGCAATCAGCAATTTCATCGGTAAACTTTGGCGCTTCCTTCGACGGCTTGCCAAAACCTATCGACTTAAACGACATATCAAAGCCTTTTTCGGCGCGTTGTCGTTTCCACATCGGCATTTTTTGCGGGTGCAGCGTTACCCATAGCGCAAGCTTGCCGGAATAATGATAGCCCGCGTCATTGATTGCGATTATGTCGGCGTTAGGTATCTTCAGCGCCTCAAATTCGCGCCAGACGTTAGCGCCGCCGCCTAATATAATTGCTGTTTTACTCATCGTCTAATTTTTCCAGTTCCCGGCGTATTTCTTGTTTTGCTTTTTGGCGCTCATACTTCTTGCATGGCGGTATTATATCATTCCACCATATATTTGCTTTGGGTATGTGCGCATCTTCGTAGTTTGCGTTAAGGCGCTGTGTTCTGCCGTAGGGTTTCATGTGATTATTTTTGCCATCAACCGCCCGGATATGGAGTTTTATTTTCAATATTCAGATAGCTTTTTATATCTTTCAAAACAACTTCTATTGTGGTTGAGCCGTCATATTGCGATGGAAAATAAATAGCCCGATCATCTTCGGCAACAAAACGCGGGCATTCCGGGCCGCCAAAACCACTATCAAATTCACGATCAAGCACTTCATCGTTAACCCCGACAATTTCAGCCGAAACAGGACAAGACCATCCCGGACTGCCGCCATCTGTAGGCTGATGAATAATCAACCCTTTTTTCCAGTTAAAATTTGCATTATTAAGCCAATTTCTAATTGTAGCCATATTCAAACCCCCTATAAATTTGTTAATATATTTTATAACAAATTACATCAAAAGTAAAGCAAAAAATCAATCAGCCCAAAATAAACCTTTTTCGGTCTTTTCTCTGAGCTGCGCAAGCGTCATAACGTTGCCTTCTGCGTTAAGCATATCTTGCAGCGACAACTTGCCACTAGCCCACAAATCATAACGCTTTTTGCCGATAACCTTTGAGCCTTCCTCGCGTGACAGGCTTTTCATAAAGCCGTCGAAATTGGTTGAACCTGCGATCTGGCCGCGCATTCCTGTTTGCGAAAAAGCTGAGCGCGTTCCTTCTGGTATATCTTCCGCGCCCGGAATGCCTAATATTTCTTCAAGACTGCGCATAATCGGAACCAGAACCGACCTGCAACCCCAATGCGTGCCTTGTGGTGGCTGCTTAAACGGTAATTTTGTATTTCCTATCGGCTTTTGATTGTTATCCCACGTAGAGCCGTCATAAGCTCTGCAAAGCACTGTGGTTCTGCTGTCTAAAACTGCTACATATTGCACGCCCCTGATTACATCATCGTTTTGCTTGTAAACTTCCATTCTGGCGTCACTCATGACGGTTTGATAGCTCGTTTTTACCAGTGCTTTTGCGTTTCTATTTGCTTTCTTCAGCATTCCCGGCTCACCAAGTGCCGCCCTCAGCATTTCATCAGTAACGCCCGGCACTTTGCCACGCACACCCAACTTAGTTAAATCTTGAGTGCCTTTGATTCTTGCTGTCATTTGCGGCAAAGTCTCGCCACGCGCAACAGCAACGCGCATGACACGTTTAAATTCGTCTTGTAGCGACGTAGCCTGCTTCGACCACCAAGCAGACGACGGAGCGCCCTCAATAAGCGTATTAGTTGCAAGCGATTCTAGCACTTCACGCGATAGCGCATAATCGACAAGCTTAACTTGCAAAACTTCATTGATTGCACTTGCGGCAAATAAAGATTCAATTTCAGCAAGCGTTATTAGTTCGCCTGTTATCTGCCCGTAAATGCTTTTATACTGGCTCTTAATCGTTTTATCGGCCATGTTAAAAAGCTTATTCAATCGCTCTTGCTGATAAGCGGTTCTAGTAACGCCGGTAGGGTCTACGCTTTCAACTTCGCGGGTAATCTCAAGTATCAACGACTCAAGAATACCCGCGATTTTTTTCGCGCTTGCATTTTTTACTTTTTCAAGATCGAAAGCGCGGGCAATGTAGATGTCTTGGAGTTGTTCGCCGATGTTTGGCATTATACGCCCTCTGGATTATCAGCATTTTCCTGAGCAAAAGTCAATTCTGACTCAATATCAAAGTTGTCGGCAACCGTGCCGCGCCTTTTCAGTTCGCCATAGAACGTTTCAAGCCGCATCTGACCGGCGTTTTTCAGTTCCATCAGATAACCAATTTCCTGCACATCGTTTGCAGTAACCGAAAACATTCCATTCATTTTTGCCATGTATTTTGATTGCTCATCGTCTTGCACTTCGCCTAGATAACGCTGAACATACCAAAGCGCCATATTAAGCGCATCTTCAAAGGAATCGGCGGCAACTTTCAAATCTGAATTATTGTCGATATAATCCATTTCTGCTTCGGATGCTGTTTTTGTGCGACCACCAGCGCCAGAGGAATCGGCAGCAAGCGCCTTTAAGCCACAATAAGCGGCTTTTATACGCAATTCTTCGAGATTCTTTCTACCCGCTTCGAGCGCCGCGCCTGAATGCTCGACGTATTTTAAATCACCATCAGCGGGCAATATGACAATCTTATGCGGGCCTATTTCAATATCAGAACCCTTGCCTTTACCCGCAAGTATCGGAAATTCAGCGGTAGAAATTGCCATTTCATGCGTGCTTTCATCTTGGTAATACTGCACATTCGTGTAGGCAAGATCAAGAAACGGGCTTGGGGCTTCAAAGTCGGTTGTTTTTTCGCCAGTGTAAAATGGCACAAGCGGCACTTTGCCAAGCGCGTTTTTCATCGGTTCGCCGACCATCGAATAAGTAAATGTGCCGGTTTTCTGATTATAGGCATTGGTTACTGTTTGCTGTATTTCGTAAATGCCTATTTCCTTCTGTGTTACAAGCCTGATTCTAGTTGTTTCTTCAGTTGCCTTCAGCTCATTGTTGAAGCATGTGTATTTTTCGATGATTTTGGCGTAAATAATATTACCGTCGGCGTCTATATCAGCGTCTAGCACATCTTCAGCGGGGATATAAAGCAGATACGGCCTTATGTTTGCCGCTTTAAAATCTGCTTCGGTGCGTATTTGCGTTGTGTCGTATGCGTCAGCTTCAACGTAGATATAGCCAAGACCTTTTGCAAGACCATCTTTAAATGCCGATGATGCAAATTTATTCAATGAATCGCTTTTGCGGTTCGCATCGTTAATAACCGCCTGCATTTTATCGCTGATAACAGTTTTTTTATCAACAGCTTTAACTGTTACCGGGCGAAAGAACGCTTTGCCGGTCGAAAAGCCAACAGCACGTTTAAAAAACGGCGCAAGCACGGCCTTAGACAGGCGTTTTTTATAGCGCGTAGCGCTTTCGTTGTCGAGCGCTGGCAAATAAGTCTGCCCCCATGTACGCATAACGCCAGTGCCGCCAAGCAAAGCATTTATCATCTGCCATTCAAGTTCTTGCCGTTTATAAGCCGGGCCTTTTGCGCTTGTAATTTGTCTCGGTAACGTTTCAAACATGGGTTACTCCTTAAAAGTCTTTAACCGTAATAATTCTATTTTCATCATCAACAGGATATTTCTGACATTCGCGGTAAGAAATTGCATCGAACAAATGCCCGATTGCGGGATTGCTTTTTTTATCAATTTCGCCGTTTGAGCCTTCGAGAACTGTTAGCCGCTCGAAATCTTCAACAACGTGAGGCGCGGCCACGGGGTCAACCATAAATCTTATTATACCATCAATCGACTTAATTCTGCAATTCATCGCGTTAATTCGCGACCTGACCGAAGGGTGGGCACGTGGCACATCGTAGGAAACGCGGTTAGCCCATTCAGTCTGTTTAAAGAAATTCTGCACCAAATCCCAATCTGAGCCAGCGATACCAGATGATTTTTGCTGACCACCGGCAGGGTCACCGTAAAAGATTATTTCGCCTTTATGGTGTTTCCAGTCTTCATAAATCTTGCGGCAAACCATGATTGTATTTGAATGGCGCGGTATCCATACTTCGCCGATTACGCCTGAGCCGATTACTTGCGATTTAATTATCTCGGTGCCAGTGTTAAACAGCTCGTATTGGCCGGGCATTACCTGTTCTTGCACTATTGCAGCGATACCGGGTGAGGCGTTGAAGTCAAGGCATATTTCTAATGGCTTGTGCAAGTAGTGAACTAATTCATGTTTGTAATGGCAACGGTCAAAATCGTATGCAACGCGGCCTGAGAATGTGACAAAGCTGCCCTCAAACTCCTGTGCAAATGTTCTTTCATCATAAATGCGCCGAAAATTGGCTATTTCTTTCGGGTCTAGCACTTCCGCGCTTTTCCATGTGAAAAAATCCCATTCTTCGGGGTATTTTGCCGCATTAAGGCTTAATTCGTAAAGATACTGCAAACCGTTTGGCACGCCGCAAAACATTGCAAATGCGCCCCTGTCGATAAAACACGGGAAAACGTGAGCTTCCCATGCCGAGCGCTTAATATCGTCTACTTCATCGAAAAGAAAACCATCTACGGGTGCGCCTTCAATGCGCGCCGGGTTATCAAGCCCTGCAAGAAATATTGTCGCGCCGTTGATTAAATAAATCTCTTTATCAGATTCGTTCGGCTTTTTTGCCATTAACTCAGGCGGTATCATGGCTTTAAAATCATTCCAATATATTTTTACACATTGCCCTTGGGTCGGGGCGCAAACAGCATAGCGCGGGTCTTCAAAGTTTGAGCCACGCAATACCTTTTTTATAAATTTTCTTTTTGCTCTTTCTGATTTGCCTTTGTTTATCTACGCCTGCCCCTGCCAATTAAGACAAGGGCAAACGTAGACCGCTGCGGCGGCCAGCCGCAACAACCTCGTATCGTTTTTCAGATAAAGTAAACCGCAACCCTTCGGGGTTGTCTATCATCTTCCAAAGGCGGCGCTTCCATTTTGGGATTGAGAGTTTCATTTTACTTGCTTTTTTCCTTGCTTATTGCTATATTCAAATCAAAGAGGTGTAACATGATTAAAAAAATAGATGTATTGCGCAAACTCATGCAAAACAACGAGTGGCATAAGGCCATAAAGTTTGCCGCAAAGTTTCCACGATTAGATCAACACAAAGACAGAATACTTGCGGCTTCATCGGCCTTATTATCTCCCAGCTTCTACATTAGCATTGGCAAAAATCCAGAATTAGTTATTCAAGATGGTATTGCCGCGTTAAAAGAAAAATATAGCTAATCAGCCGATTCTATGCCCTCAAACATAGATTCATCGACTTCAACAACTCCGCAAGCATCAGCGGCTTTTTTACCATCACCTTTTACAAAAACCAATATATTTTGATGTGTTTTGCCAATTTTGCGGCTTGCAGAAAACGTTTTTCCTGCACGCAAAGGAAGCGAACCGATAGCAGTAACCAGTATTGCTTCGTTGTAAAACTCAAGGCCAGCCGTTCTAAACGCTTCAATAGTATCGCCAACGAAGTTATAATAATTGCCTTTTTTGTCGCGCACTTCGCCAACGACAAAGCAGGCAAATCTGTCGTGTTTTAATAATCCGCATGTTTTCGCAATAATTTCAAAATATGCTTTTTTAAATTCTGCATAATCAAGAGTCGATAAGTCTTCTGGATTATCGCTATAAACTTCTAAGTCGGCATAAGGCGGGCAACTAAAAATAAAATCGGCTTGCACGTCTTTGCATGTGTTGTGAATATTTCTGCTGTCGCCAATTACCCACGAAGCCGCGCCGGATTCGCTTATTATGTTCGCGGCCTGTTCTCTGTTAGCTTCAACTTGCTCTTTTCGCAGCTCATGGCCAATATATTTTCTTCCAAGTTTTGCCGCAACTATGCCGCGAACACTGCCGCCCGCAAACGGGTCTAGCACTAAGCCGTTAACTGGTGAGAACCAACGGTATGCAACTTCACATAATACTGGGTCAAAAACGCTTGTATCGGATTCAACAATAAGCCCCGTTTGCCTTTTCCCATCAACATACCTTGCCACCATTTTACTGCCACCGGTGGCGGCATCTCTTCC